CTATAAGTCGTCATAAAAGATGTAATGTTAAAAACATTACCACTAGTTCCTGTGGAAGTGAATATACTTGTTCCATTAGTTACGGAATGTGTGTCAAAAGTAAATCTTCCTGCGGTCATGTTCTTATTATTTGAATTAAATATTCCACTAAAGAACGAGCAAAGTCCTGTACTAACCATATTAAAATCATCAGCTAGTGTATAAGTATTTGTACTAACCATATTAAATTGAAATTGAATATGAGGGAATACTTGTCCTGCGGAAGTTAAAGTAAAGGTGTTTCCTGTACCACTACCATTCATATTAATAAATGCGGAGGCGTAAGCCGTCATAGACATGGCTGAAATTAAAGTCAAATTTCCATAAAATATGGTATCAACTTGGAAATCCCAAACAGGGTTATTTAAACAACCAGTCCAATCAATATTTCTTCCTAATCTCTCACAACCAATACCACAACGAATTATTGTATTTGTGGCTTGTATAGAATTTGCGTCAAATCTAGCATCATCTTGTGGTAAAGGTCGTCTGGCTTGTCCCCCAGTACCTCCACTCGCTAAAAACCAATTGTTAGCATCAATCCAATTCTTAACACCACTTGTAAGGGCGTAAAAATAACAAACAATGCCTGTTGTAAAAATAATTCCTGTATTAGTTCCTAAATCCCCAACACCACCAACACTTGCGGACAAATCATTTGTTACGGACAATGTTATGTAATTAAAATCTGTGTATTCTACTCTTACGGAAGTTGAATTAGGTACTGTAATTGTCCTAACCCCTGTGTTGTTACTATGAACTCGATTTCTTCTAGTATTAGAACCAATAACAACAAGCCCGTCAACAGTATCCGTAACTGTAAATCCTGTATTATTTACTTGTAATCTATCTTCTCTACCATCACCTAAGTTTATACCACCCATTGCTTTTACATATTTAAATCTTGTTGTATTGGAAGCCGTAAACATTGTGGCAATTCCACCAAAATAATACTCAACTCCAAAATCCCAATTAAAAGTTCCTGCTTGCATCAAAGGTGCAAAGCACAAAATAGAACGATACATTTTAATTACTGCGGTGTGTGCCGTAAGTGTCAATCCTGTAGTTGTTGCACATAACCAACAATTATTACCGACACCAGTTAGTCTAAATTCAGAAGCACCTAAAGTTAAAGTGCGAGTATTAGAATTAGAAGAAGTGAACTGACCACCAGTACAAAGTTTTCCATTAGTGTTTAAAGTGCCTTTGGTGAATGTAACTGTAGCAAAAAAATCTTCCCAAGCATGGTCATCTTCATACTTCCAAGAACCATTACTTGAAGCATTATATGTAACATTTCCAGACTTTTTACCACCCCAATAAATTGACTGTACTGTGGCAGAAGTTGAAATAAAAGAAAATGCGGAATTCGCAGGGTGTAGTTTAGTATAAGTCATGCCTGCGACTAATTTAAGTGCGATATTTCCTGCGCCTGCCGTTCCATCACCAATAGTTAAAGTAAAAGCACCATGAGTAAAGACACTGACATAATTATCAAAATTTAATGAACGACAAACTCCACCACTTGCATCTAATTGCAAATTTCCACTAGTTCCTGTGGCAACAACATCATCACTTGCTAAAGGAATAGCCCCCTCAACCCATGAACCAGTAGAAAACCAACTTCCACCAGAATTTGAAATTGTTCTAGTAGCCATTACCCTCTTTTTCTTTCCATTCCTAAGAATGTCCACTTGGCGTTTACTCTATTCCAAGCAAAGTGATAAATACCACTTTTATTAATCGTTGCATCTAAGAAAGGTGAAGGTATTGGATTATCTAAACCACCTTCAAACTTAGAGCCTAAAGTCATTGTGTAAGGTGTTGCACCCATTGTAACTGTTAGAACTAAAGGTGTACCCTCCTCTGTTGGGTCAACAGGGCAAGTTAAACCTACAACATTTGTATTCATAATAACTTCTACATTTTTAGAAGTCATCATATCCACACTTGCGCCTGCACTTGCGTTTACTGTTGTCGTTGGTGCATCACTTCTACCACTACCACCACCGCCTGCACCCCATGAAGGTAAACCACCAGTAACTTTTAAAACTTGACCATTACTTCCAATTCCTAAATTAACAATATTTAAACCATCATAATACAGAATATCGCCACTTGCCAAACTAATTAATGCAATATCCGTCAAATTAATATTAGAGTCTTGTTTAAATGCTAAGGCATTAGTTATGGCTAAGGTTGTTGGATACTTAATATTATCTGGGCTAGATAAATTTACGGCTTTATTATTTTGGTTTTCTGCAACATACCCAATATTATTTTCTGTAACCGCCCAATTTGCGTCTATTTGTCCTGGTGTATCCACTAAAGCACGAACTAAATCTCCATTGGTAACGGAAACACCGCCCATTACTGTTGCCGTTGGGCAATTACTAATTGTATATAACCAACCTTTTAGAATACCACCAACAGATGGATATAAATTTGAATTTGCGGAAGGGTCATAATTCCCCTTGTCCTCTACAAAACCTAAAAGACTGGCATCTGTATAGGCTTGTGCCGTGCTTAAAACTAAAGCATCTGCAAGGGCTTGTGCCGTTGATACTGGCTTATTCATATCACTAGTATTGTTTACATTATCAATACCTAAATCAATTTTAACTTGTGTAGGAGTTCTGTTTGTCCACACCCCTGCCTTAATCTGCATGAAATCCTCATTTGCGCCACTGATAGCAACAAATTCACTTAACAAGGCATACTCGGCATCTGTCAAAACATTAACATCTGGATTTTCTAACAAAACATCTAATACATCAGACGCTAAAACATCTTCAATGGCAGGCTCTCCTAAATGAATACCTACATTTACCGTCGCAAATTTTTGTATTCTTCCAATCGTGTTAGGCATTAGGAATCGTCCTTGTTTAATATTGTTTCGATTGTTGCTAAACGAACGAAAACACCATCTTTCCCATTATTTAACAAATCAACCATTTTTTCATTAGATTTTTCAACATCGTCAATACGGAAATGAATACGCTTTATGCCTTCGTTAATATTTTTTAACTCTAAGGCACGATTTTTAGCTTCTTCGGTACGGAGTCTACCTGCCATAGCATTTTGATACGCTAAAAAAGCACCTAATACGGCTATTACTATTTGGATAATTAGATTCCAATCCATAACACAACCCTAAAAAAAGTTCAAAAAACTAGGTAGTCACACGACTACCTAGTAAATATTTTGTGTTACAAATTACGACTTAATGTTACCCCAGCGTGCCAAAGTTTCTGGTACGGCAATCTTCATACCAACTTCGGTCAACCAAGAATCTTGGTAACCATCATCAGACGGTAAACCAACATCAGTCTTGAATCTTGACATTGCATCACCAACATACTCCAAATTAATGTGAGCAGGGTCGATGAGGGTAAGTGCATTACGATATAAACCGTAACGCATCAAATCATGGCGAACCAAATGTAAAGTACCAGTTGAGAACTCAAAAGTAGTTACATTTAACCCGAAAGAAGTTAGGTGATTTTCAGTACGAACAGTGTTCAATACCAAATTCCCTAAAATCGCTAAAACTTCGCTACAAGCAAAGCCCCATTTTTCTTGACCACCGTAAGCGAAACCTTGTGAGGCAAGGAACGCTTGGAAGCCTGCAAGTGTCGCAACGCCTGCGCCTGCAATGTCTACACGATTATCAACGCCTGCGGTAGCAGACTCTTGTAACCAGTAGTCAATACCACCAGTCATTCTGCGTGGAGAACCTGACCCTGCACCTTCAATACCCTTACGACCAAACAACATAGCAGACTCAATTTCACGAGTATGCTCTCTGCGTTTTTCGTCACGATTTGTTTGCAATTCTTTTTCACGCATACCTGCAAAGAATTTAGTAGACTCCCAGAAAGTTCTTGAATAAGAACTAGAGTGTCTAAAAATTTGAGTGTAGTTTGAAAAAGGAATCAAATCTTCCGCTACTGGAGTAGGGATAGGGCTGTATTCTTGTTGTGCATTACCGATGCGTAAGATAATATCATTATCTGCAATGTTTGCATCAGAGGTTCCTGCTAAACCACGAACCAAAGTCAACACATTTGTTGAAGTGTTTACTGCGGTTACTCGGTGAATAGCTAAAAGTGCTAAAGTGGTTTGGTCAATAACACGAATAACATCGCCTGGAACAAACAACGAGGCGTTATCAACTTTTAAAGTTGCACCAATCAAAGACGCACCATCTGCAAGAGTGGATTGCGCTCTAATGTTTTTGTTGAACCATTTGAACTCTGGGTCACCAACTTTTGTTTTCTTCAAACCAACCATCAAAGCCGTAAATGGGCTTTCATCTGGTTTCTTTAAAAAAATTGTTTCTGTTACATCGAAATAACGATTCGCCTGTAACGGTGTTTCTGTACTCTGCGCACCATAACGGATAGGCATGACTTAATCTCCTTATATCTTCCTTTTAACAAAAATATCTTTGCTAGATAAAGAGTCTCCAAACATCTTTTTAGCTAAAGCATCAACATTTCTGATAGGCGTAGTTCCTTCTTTAGGATTGCCAAGCACTTTCGCTGGCTTAATTTCCTTTGGTTTTTTAGTAGAAGTAACTACATCGGTTTCTTTTTTACCAAAAATAGTCATGTAGGCTTTTCTAGGGTCTTTCCCTGCTCTTACGAGTAGAACAATATCCTTAGCTTCCTCACTATTTGGCTTAATTTTTACTCCAAAATCTCTTTGAGCCTTTTCTAATTCTTCATAGGCTTTTTCTTCCCTTGACTGCACCGCCTGTTTCTTAACAGTTTCATGGTGTTGAGTCAAAGAATCGACTTGGGCTTTCAAACTGTTAATAACTGCTATTAGTTGTTGATTTTCTCGCTTGGTATTATTAGCGGTAAACTCAACAGTTTCTAATATGTTTTCAAAAGGTTGAACATCTAAGTCTTTATATTTTTCCCCTTTTAACAAACTTCTGACCGCATTTAGCTTCTGTCCAATATCAACGGTATTTTGTTTACCGCCAAGTTCTTCTTGAAGCCATGCGTTCATTTTGTTATATAAAACAGGATTCTGTGCTTGCATATTAAGTAATGCTTGACCAGTCTGTAAAGCCAATTTATCGGCTTCATTAACTTGTGGCACACCACTTACTTTTGACAATTCCAACTGTTTCATTAATAAAGCATTTTGTTGCTTTAATAACTCAACTTGTGAAATTGGTTCTTCACCTTCACTTTCACCTTCCTCACCATTATCATCTTGAACGGCTTCGTCTTGTTCATCAGCATCAATATCTGCACCAAACATATCAAAATTCTTAGAGGCTGATACATCTAAAGCCTCGACAGAATCCACTACATCTGATGTTAATTTACCACCGAACAAAATTGCTTCCGCTTCTGTTTGATTTTTTTCTGGCATCTAAATCTCCTTATTCAATACTTTGAGAGCCTTTTACTTTTTGGGAGTTTACATCGCCCCCACCTTTACCAATAGAGTTGGATTCTTTAGAAGTTTGTGAATTTACATCACTAGTTCCTTTACCCAACTTCATGCCTGCATTGCGAATGGTTTGAGCGTTTACATCACCGCCACCTTTCCCAATTGTATTAGTCTCTTTGTGTTTTTGCATATTTACATCACCACCGCCCTTACCAATAGTATTACTACCTCTAGCGGTTTGTGAATTAGGGTCTGTAAGTTTCCCAAACCCACCTTCTAAATGTTGCTTGTTGTTTTTTTGGCTATTGGGTCTAGCAGAACTACTTCCAGAAGCCGTAGCCCCTTTAGAATCATTTTGAAAATTTTGTTGAATAGCCATTTTTATACTCCTTGTTGTTGTGCTTGTTGAGGTGCGGATTGTTGGGTCTGCGCCTGTGTCTGTGCTTGCATTTGTTGTTTTAAAAATTCTTCTTTTTTCTTTAATCGCTTAATTAAATCAGCTTTATTCGGTAAATTAATATTATCCAAAACAAATTGGTAGTCAATAATACCAGGACTCCCTGTACTTGGGTCTGCATTACCATATTGAAGTAACATAGTAAGGAGTTCCATCATTTGGTCTGGGTCATTTACTGTAAGAGGGTGGCTAGAAACAACATAATCATATTCCCCCTCCGTCAAGTCATTTTTCCATTCCATAACCCCTGCACTAAGAACCATTTCTCTTAATTCTTTTTCTGGGATAACTAGTCCTGCTTGACCAGAACGAACTAATTGGTCTAACTGCGCCTTAAACTCTGGGTTCTTTTCATTAACAATAACATTAACAACTTTTAAATTTTTAGTAATGGCAGGATTATTAAGAGATTCTGCGATTTGTTCAATAATAGTATCATCTAAAAAATCAATAGGGGCATCATCACGATTAGCTAAACTTACTGTTGTATTTACAGGAGTATTTATTTGAATTTCTTTTATTATTTTTTTACCAATTTCCTCAATAGCCCTATGTGAGCCTCTTAAAAACTCTCTTATTCTAGTAATAGAAGCGTTAAAATTTGCTCTTACAGTGCCAGGTCTTGAGCTTTGTGCGCCACTACCAAAAGTAACATCACTAACCCCTGCACTAGCCATAATCTCTTGTCTTTTTTGTGCCAACATTTGAAATACTTCGGAAGGGAGTTGTACACCACCTACTTTATCAAACATATCTTCGTTCTTATTGCGCATAGTAATAACAGAATTAGGAATAGGTACAAATTGGTCAACATCAATAACACCTTCTGTCGCCACCCATATAGGATTAGTGTTTGATTTTGTGTTGTCTACAATCATAGACTCTAGGGCATTAAGTTCCTCTTGCGCAAACTTCATAGGAGTTATTAGGCTTTGCCCAAAAAACTCGTCTGGCATCTTAATTAATGGTACATTAATATAAGGGAATCCAGTTTTAAGAGCATAATCTTCAAGAACCACATCACCATAAAGAACTACGCAACGCCCATGAGGGTATTTTTTAATTCTTTTCTTAATGGCTTTTACGCTAGTATCTTCTGCTTCTTCATTATCATATTCAAGGAGGGTTAAATCTTTAAAATAACAATACCAAATATAAACTGCACTACTCATAACTTCGTTAGAAGTTCTAGTTTTTGCGCCTTCTTCACCAATAGCATCGGTAGGAAGCCCATCACTAACTACAATTTTGTCCGCAAAATCGGGGTAATGTTCTAATAACCAAGATTTACTGACTCTTTTTCTTTCATAAATATATTCTGCCTCATCAACACAATTAGCTAGGGGGTCAATATAAAAATCAAATGGAGAGATTCGTTCAACTTGTACCTTTAATAATTCTTTACAATATTTGTTATACCAAACTTTAATAATCCCAAACCCAAAAAACAATCTATCTTTCTCAATGGCTGACATGATTTCTGGGACTCTTTGTTTATCCCAAGTTTGTTTTATTAGATTATCTAAAATGCGTTCAACTTGATACGAACCTCCTGCGACTCGTCTCACAAATGCGATTGTCTGGTCGTCTGTGAGAAGGGCATGGACTTGTTCAATTGTTTGAAAAATAATATTATTTACAGACAAACTTCGCCAAGAAGCTAAATTGTCTGTGTATTCTTTAGTGTATTGATTGCCAATATAAAATTGTGTGTTTTCTAACCATTCAGAGGAGAATCTGCCATCTTTGTAGTCGATTGCAATTGTGCGGTAAAAGGATAAATCATCAACGAGTTCTTGGAGTTCTTCTTCATCATACTCCAGTTCCTCCGTCTTTTGGTTTTCTGTTGAATAAGCCATTTTTTTCCATCAACGCTAATTGTTCTTCTCTGGATTTAGCCCCCAAAATCCTAGAATTAACCTCTGAATTTTTTTCATCAGCAGGAGAAATATTTCTAGATTTGTTTGCAAGTTGTATTCTACCTATTGCGGTTTGCAAATCAAGTATTGCACTATTTTGCGACTTTACGGTAGATTCTAGCGTGAGTAGTCGAGTTAAAATTTCTTGAAAAAGCCTAGCGTCTACGCCCAACACCCCTCCCAACGAGGCTTGCGTTTCTGCTCTGTCTTGCTCTAATTCTTTTAAGTTTTTCCGAATTTGTTCCCTCAAAAGGGCTTGGCTTTGTTGACTCATTGATAACTCTTTGCCCATTCCGAACATTGCGTTTCTCCCTCTTTAAAAAATACACTTGGGCATCTTTATCACAGGCAAAATAACGAAGATTATCCATAAATTCATCGTTTTTCTTGACTGGTAGCCCTGTTTTTAAATCTTCACGATATTTACCAAACTCTCTAATAGTGTTTATACAATTAGAGGTTACATATAATGTAGGGTTAATTTCGTCTGTAAATTGTAACATTTCCCTAACAAAGTTTATACCTAGTGTAACATCTTTCACACAATTTGCACAAGAAATTCCGTACTCTAAAAATTCATCACGCACAGAATTACCTTTACCCATTCTAGTTTTAGCATTTCCTGCGAAGTCTAAAATAGTTTTAGCTATTAGGTGTCCTAACCCATCACAAATCATTTTTATTTTTTTAGCTACATCACTAACTAAACCATCAAAAAATAATTCATTAAATTGAATAACCCTACCATCATCAAAACACCCAATAAAAGACACTGCAATTGGTTTAACTGGGTGAGGGTCGATAACCCTAAAAATTGCCCTACAATGCTCTTTTATATAAGCGTTATTTATAGGTTGAATAATATGAATGTCCTTATGAAAATTATAAATAATCCCATGTTTCTTTTTATAATCTCCCTCAAATCTAGCCCTCAATTGGTCGGCTGAACCTGCGCTATTTTTCATCAAAAACTGTTTAGTCTTATCAGAAACATAAGGGTTATCGAACAACGAAATTTGGTGAACTTTTATATCATACTTTTTCTCATCATCTTCGGCTCTAGGGAGTAGAACCTCGTCCATAAATTGGTCTTTGGCAGGGTCTAGGTTGGGGGTAGCAGATATTATAATTAAAGGCACTTCTCCAGAATCGCTAATACGAAACAACAATTCGTCATAAAAATCTGCGTCTTTAATACAATTTTCATCAACCCAGACAAAGTCTAAACGAGAGCCTTGCAAAGAAGCACGCCCTGCTTTAGCGGAACGCATTACAATAGATGAACCATCGTTTAGCCAAATAGTGTCTAAAATATTACGGTCAAATTTTTTCTTCTTAATTTTTTCCTCTGGAATCATAGAAAGTAGTTTGGATTGAGAAGCCCCATGTTGGGTAGCCTGTCTAGCATCTTCTACCACTAACATACCATGCACAGGCTTGGTTTTCTTATTCCATTCTGGTTTATAAGGGTGGGTTTTTGTGAGAAGAAAAACCGTTTCTACGGAGGCGGTAAAAGTTTTACCAGACGAGTTACCTCCAGTAATAATGCGGATTGTTGTATTGTCTTTAAAAAATATTTCCTGCTTAGGGAAGAATTTGATTAAAGATAAGGGATTCTTACCAGAAGATTTTATAACTGCTTCTTCCTCCTCCCTAGCTTCCTCCCTTAACCTAGCAATCGTGGCTTCTACCTTATCCCGATTTTTTAATAATTTGTCAAGACTATTTACCATCAATCATATCCTGTAAATTATCACTAATCCATTTTTTAACCTCATGTCGAGGAATACTACTTAACAACTCATCAATATTAGTACCACTCCCACTTTTAGTACCACTCATTTTTATGTTATTTTGTTGTAATTGAAAAAAGGCTCTGTTAAGGTCATTGGCAGGCTGTAAAAATATCTTATCTAGTAGTTCAACCAAGCGTGTCATGGCTCTTGTATCTTGTCTAACTTTCGCCATTCTTAATGCCTCTTTTAAATGGTCTATAATATCATTATTGCTAAAACCATTTTTCTCCGCCAACTCTAAAAAAGCCTCCTGCTTTTGCAACTTAGCCATATCAATTTCAGCAGATTTTTTACTAAGTTTGGAGGCTTCGGATAACATACTTTCAAATATTTTAGCCGATTGCATGGCAGGACGAATATCTGGAGAATCAAACTTAGAAGAAACCATAGACTCTATAACGGCTTCATGTTCTGGTTCTTCTGGTTCTTCCACAATAGGAACTTCGGAATCTTCGTCTAAAATATCTTCATCACTCATATTATATGCACCTGTAAATCAATAATATTATCTAAAACATCACAAGCAACTATATCCGCACCTTTTGGTATAAACTCCTCTAAAAACGCCTTTTCCTCTTTTTCTTTGAAATATTTGGGGTTAATGTCTAAATCTTTTTTAAATCGTATAGCCACTTTACCTAAACGACCATCAACATAGAATGTTAATAAATAATCTGTAATTTTATCCATTTTCTCCCATACAGTTAATTTTCCATTGCTATCATAAACAGACTCAGCTTCTTTTTCCCAACGAGTCATTAATGCAGGCTCGGCTTTAATAATCTTTACATCTGGAAGAAATTTACTCATAGCATTAATCATAATTTTACTTAATGCCATTGCTTCTTCATGTGCATTGTCTATTGGGACTTCAAAAATAATCTCATCATGTACTACTAATTTTGGGATAGATTTTAAATCCCCAAAAAATGTTGCATTACAAACATCTATAAATGCTTGTTTTACGCCATCACTAGCTAAACCTTGAAAGAATGTGTTACAAGCCGAACAATAAGCACTGTCGGGAACCATTCTCACCCTATCCGTAAACACTTGCTTACACTCATAAAAAGTACCAATATCTTTAGTAACAAGTAGCCTTTCCATATATCTATGATAAAACTCCACCTCTGGGTAAGCTAAGAAAAACGCTTCACGAATCTTTTTAGCTTCTTCTTCCGTAACAATAACACCATAAGAAGTTCTCGCATAATCCACAAATGTTTTGTACATCAAACCACCAGGATACCCGAAATTACCTGCCTTTGACATTTGACGATATTGCTTAAAAATTTTATCCTTTAAAGCTAATTGTTGAATAAATTCTTCATACGAACACCCCATAATATTTGAACCAGTAACACAATGTAAATCTTTACCTTGATTAATGGCTAGTAACATTTGAGAAACAACACCATACTCTTGAAACATGGTATGGGTTACTTGGGCTAGGGCTAACAACTCTAATTGGGAGTAATCAATAGAACAAAAATAATAACCCTCTCTTGGTACGATACACCCACGAATACGCCCATTACGAGGCACATTTTGCAAATTGGGAGAATAGCAACTCATGCGCCCAGTAGCTTTAAGCATATCTAAACTTGGTTTAATTTCCTCTTTACCCTGCCACGCAAGTAAAAAAGTGTTTACAGAAGTCGAGGCACTGCCAATTTTTAATAAGGCGTCTATACCCTCATGTTTACCTTCCAAAAAACCTAAACTATCCGCATCACAAGAAATATTCCCCTTATCTGTTGTTGGTACATCTAAGCCCATACTTATGTAAAGTTGACTTACAACTTCTTTAATTACGGAAGTGTTCTTTTTTAATGTTAGGTCTTTTTTAGATTTAGGTTCTTTAAAATTTAAGCGTACTAAAATCTCGTCTTGTTCTGAAATTAATTTTTGGAGTTCTGATAATTTAGTTTCTAAAAACCCATTATCAACTTTCAAACCCTCTACTTTTGTAGTTATTGTACCCAACCAATCACAATAAGATTGAACTCTTACATCTTTAATTTTTTTGACACCTAGTTGTTTTTTAAATACATTTAAACAATAAACTGCGTCCATCTTAGCATATCTAACCGCCTCAGAATCCCAATTCTCCATAGGCACATCAATAAGTTTGTTATAATTTAAACGCCAAGAATCCTCTGTCTTGTCTTTTGAAATATCAATACCTAAATACTTTTCCACACAAAATGCCAAACTAAATTCTTTACCATCAATAGAACCGTCATAAGCTAGGCGTATTAGTTTTTCATTCATTTTTGTGCAAATTATTTTGCCATCTTTATATTTTTTATTTATTAAGAACATCATTTCTGGAAAGGCTACTGCAAGCACACTAAAATCGAAACTCGCACTGTGCGCTACAATAGTTATATCATCATCTTTAAGCAAATTTTCTAAAACAGTTAATAGTAAAGGATTGTCATCTTTATATAACTGTGTTTCTTGTCCATCAGAAACACTCATACATACTAACTTTGGAATCGGTGACTCCTCCGTTATAAGGAATGTTTCTGTATCTAAGCCTACTAGTTTCATGTTAGTTTCCTAAAAATGGGAGTCTGTTAGGACGAGGTATTCCCAACCCCTTTCTATGACATACCGAAATATGCCACAGAACAATGCCACTCTCTTACACCAAAGACCCCAGTTAATTTACGCTTGTACTAACTCGTCAAAAATACCGAAATCATATCCTAACACAACCACACCCTTCTTAGTCGTAACAGGCGTACCATCTTTTCTCTTTTTAACAGAAACATTAACTCTACAAGTATTCCCCTTTATTTCTTCCAATGTAGAAATCACTTCTTTACCAGTCAACTGTTCTTCGCTACCAGTAGTTTGACTAATAAACTTAGCCAAATCTTTTGCACCGAACCCATCTTTGTCTTTGAAATAAGGAATTGAATACTTATTTCCAACCAAAACATCTTTGTTATCGGTTTCTTTCACTTCAACATACAATTCCATACGGTCTAATCCGTCTCTTGTACTAGGAATAAATTTCTTATCCAAATACACAACCTTGTAAACGCCTGCTGGCAAATTGTTAATCTTACTTTGAATCTTCTCATTCAAACTCTTACCAAAAAAATCACCAGAATCTTCACTAGACTTTCCCATCGCTTTTCCTTCTATTATTAAAAGTTTTTCTTAATTTTTCATGTCTTACTTTTTCATCTGGCTCGTGTGCTATTTCATTAATGGCACAAGCGAACTCTTGCTTCTTTTTCTTTTCCTTTCTTCTCATATACTCCACACCGCCTGCGACTGCGCCCATCACTAGACCACCCCAGTTTTGTGTAAGTATATTTTTCCCTGCCTCTGCTAAAATTCCCAAACCTCCTTCCTCTGTAAAAAAAGTAACTAAACCACTAAACATACCCTTCCACCAACTTTCCGCTAACTTTTCCTTAATCTTAACGGCATCTTTCTTTAAAGCAAGTGATTTTCCCCTAGCTTTTAAAATTACTCCTTTAATTTTCTCGTTGTTACCTTCTAATACTCCTTCCCCTAATGTAGCAATTCGTTCCTCCGTCTCGGCTTGATTCTCAACTGTCTTAACAACAACTTGTTTTATAACCTCACTCTTTTTACACCCAGACACTATCGGAATCGTTAGTAGCATCAATAAAACCCACACTTGTTTTATACTCATAAGCATCTCCCCAATCAGCTAAAATGAATTTTTGCTTCTTATCAATAGTATTAAGATTTTTAGATTGCCTGTAAACTGTTTTTAACAGTTCCTTATCTTCTGGATTAGCAACCAAAATATCTACCTCCACACAGTCGGCTTCCTGCCCTTGTCTGTGTGTCCTCCCTATTAATTGTTCCATCAAAGCACCCGAACTTGGTATATCAAGCAACAAGTTTTTGCTAAGATGTTGCAAATTTTTTCCTTCGGCATGAGCAAAACTACAAATTAGGATTTTATTCTGCCTAAGTAATTCAATATCAGCTTCCGCAGGGCAATGAACAGAATTCGGTATGGCTTGGGCTAATTCCAAACCTACTGCGTCCCATTCATACCATATTATACCTTTTTTATTTTCTAAAGCCCACTTCTTAGCTTCCCGAATCTTATAATCCGAAAGCCAAATAGATTCCCTACTCCTTTCTTGTACAATCCCCTTAATAGAATCTTTCCAATCTTTATACACTTGTTGTAAACTATGTACCTCTGGGTCGCCTCTTTCCAAAGCCTTTTCTACCAACCCTAAAGTATCTAACTTAATTCGGTGTCTATATCTAATCCATTTTTTAATTGTGTTGACTAACAAAACTCGTTTTTTATGGTGGTCAATTTGCCAATCTTCCGTATCCTCTTTCCAATACAACCGATAATAGAATCCAGAACTAATTTGTTTAGAGGCGTTGGTTAGGCTTAAATAATCTTCAAGCAAATCCCCATCTGGAGTTTCCCACTCCTCCCCTAATTTTTTAAGGTGTTCTGTAATAGCAGGGTCTTTTTTCATTTCAATAGGGTTAATGAACAAAGAACAATCAACACTTTGGTTCTCGGTTCTAACAGTTGCAGGAGAACAGTCAAAAAGGTGTGTCATAAATTCTCTAGCCTTTTCTACATTAACTAAATATTCCCCATACCCTGCCTTTAATTGTGGGGCTAACTTGCAAAGAAACTTAGAAGAATCTACTTTCTTAAAATTCTTATATGAAATCAGTTCATCGATGTCTAAAGCTAATTGATTGTCGTGTGGTAGTGGTGATAAATGTTTTAAACCCCTAGTAATAAGGTGGTGATAATCCATAATAGATTTTCTTATTATTGTGCCACTCATAAAACAAAGAGAACAGTCTGTATACTTATCAATGTAATCTAAAAATCTAGTAATCTTGGCATTGCCGAAATTTTTTAAGTAATGGCACTCGTCACAAATAATAAGGTCGGCATTACTTAGTTCTAAAAGGTCTGTGGTGTCCTCTGTGCTAAGTATTGAATAAGGGAAGATGGTTACTCGGTGCTTATTCATTAAATTGCGTCTTTGGTGTTGGGATTTATCTTGTAAAGAACACCAGTCTAATTTAATATGAAACCATTTTTCAAATTGGGGAATATCTATCTTAGTTAATTGACCAACCAAATTGCTTGGGACAAACAACAAAGCCCTATAACTTCTAGTAACTACCGAAGCTAAGATAGATATAAGTGTTTTGCCATGACCTACACCAATAGAGCCAAAGACCCTGCGATACTGCACTAGCCCTGCAAGATACTCGACTTGGCAAGGACGAAGTGTAATATGTTTACTATTAAAACAAGAAGCGATTCCCTCCTCAATATTTTTAGTGGAGGGTTTTGGCGCTTCTAATAATATTTTTAGGCGTGTTAGGTCGTCCATTTTTCCTTATAGGCTTGGTAAGAAAGTTCATGGTTCATACAAGCAAAACAATCCTCCTTCATTATAGAAGAAACATTTATCACCCCATCACGCACCGATTCCTTGTTCATAAGTGCAACTGGTCGTTGTACTACGGCAATAGAGAACGAGTGCATATTAGGGTAATAAGATTCAACATCTGAATTTTGTTTTAGTAAGGTGTAAATTTCTTCAATATTCATACCAAAGAAATTACACAACCCTCTAAAAATATCCCATTCAGCCTTCTTCTGCAAAAAGGTTGCCTGTTTTTTCAACCTCAACTTCTTGCTCAACTTGGGCATTACTTAACTCCTTCTTTAAATTATCTATTAAATTCTTTACATCTACTGCGTGTTGTAATTGTTTCATAGTAGGGAAATCTAATTTATTTAACGCCTTATTGTTTAATGCACCATAAGCGTCTATAATAGCAATCCCTAACTCCAAATCAAACTTTGTTAGCATAATACCACCTTCCTATACCGATTGCGTCCATAATGTCTGGTTGCATATCGGCAAAATGTACTAGGGCAGACCCCAGTTTAAGTTCCTCATCACGAATACGCTTATGATGAATTTTTTTAGGTATAGATTTTTTCCAAGTGCTAGGCTCAACAAAAGTAACATATTTGACAAATTCGTGAGGAATTATCATATATGACATTGCGCTAAGTCGTAAAAAATCGTCCATACCCATACGGTCGTCTTTACGCCTAACTTGCTTTTCTACCACACAATCAATGCTAGGGTCTTGTACACCAATAGACTCACCTAAAAAAATCCTCATTTCTATTGCTTGAAACCGCATAGCATCAAACCTTGTTAATTTTAATGGTGTCTTTATATGTTTTGAGGCAACAATTTCTTGGTTGTAGAAAAGAACCGCCCCTGTACTACGCAGGGACGGGTCTATTGCTAATAAGTAATTATTCATTTTGTTTCCCCACAAACTAATTTATGAATCACATCTACCTGTTTTAAAATTATTTCTTTTTGTCTTTCTATAAGTTCATATAAATCATTTATATACTCGTCTGGAGGAGGCAACGGTTTTATCTTTTCAGGCTCTTTTTTATCCTCTATATCTATCATACCAACCCCAGTATCCGCACAAGCACGACACAACCTTACATGAGCGTGCAAACCTACATACTCAATACAAGTTGTATTTCTATTCTCGCACATATAGCAATCACCCTTCTTAAATATTTGCATACTACAACTTTTTTTCAACGGCATTAGAATGTACTCCTAATAAGTTTAAATCTTTTTTGTCCATCTTTTCTTACATCTAAATCCATAATCATTGTATATACTAAAGCATCAACTGGTCTACGAATGTCAATATTAATACTGTCGTAATTTTCGTAAATCTCATTTAAAATGCTTTGAGCAAAAAGCATTACAGACTTGTTAGCCTTTGAAAACTCGGAACAAGAAATATGAGGAATGTTTTCTTGTTTCAAAATTGGTGCAATGTATTTTTCATGTAAGAAATCACTTGGATTATTTTTATCTTCCTCTAGGAAAGCGCAACCGACAAGAACAAATACTTGTTTCTTTTTTATTACATCTTCTGCCATAGCCTTACCTAAATCAGTACCTATTTTTTTACCAACTTCTTCCATATCTATAGGCTCTTGAAATGTATTTTCTGATTGTTCCGCCATAGCAATTTCTGCTTTCGTTCTTCTAGTTCTTTTTTTAACAACTTCTTCCTTAGTACCTACATTTTGTGTAGCAACATCTACATACGCCTTAGTATCTAATGCGTGAGTTTCTTCTTTTTTCTGAACCAAGTGAGATTCTGGTTTAATTTCTGTGTTAGTATTAGTGAACACACTATCAGTTTCCTTAGCCTTCGCATCATTTTTCTCTTTCAACAATTTCAACTTCTCTTGTAAAGTTCCCATCTTAGCACCTTTCTCTAAAATTTTATTAAATTCTTGTTCTTTTTTTAATTCTTCCAACCTAGCCTCTGGCTTCATTTCTGCCAATTCCTCTTTACTTCTTTCCTTCACATACGGATTCATAAGTTCCTCCAAACTAATCTGCCCTTTACAAAAATTTCTATTAGGACAACCACCGAATTTATCACAACTGTCCCAATTCTTCTCCACCTTTTCTATTGGTAATGATTGCAACTCTGCCATATCTTCGCCACTCATTACAATCCAATCATATATCCTTTTACCTTGTTCCCTGTCATAAGGAACTCTTACCATTCTTCTCATACCCGTCTTTTTATTGAACTGAATATGCTCTAACCATATTGGTACTAGCCCAAACAACTTTTTATCTATGAAATAAGCATAAATATTAACTTGCTCGTCTGCACTAAGTTGAATATCTGTTAAAGCCCAACGCCAATCCGAAACAGTTTTATAATCCCTTACTATTACTCTTTTATTTTGCCCTTCACCTTCCTCATATAAAGCATCAATATAGCCTTCAAAATTTAATTCCTCAGTCAACTTCAATTTCAATTCAAACTCTGCTTGGATTTGTGACTCTTTAGGAATATTATGAATGAACTCAATATTTTTATTATAAAGCTCTTTAGCTACATCAGACTCTTTAAACAAATAAGAGAATGGTTGTTTTTTTGTAATAAGTTCTAAAATTTTTCCAAAAATAGAGCCTATGCGTAAGGCAGGGGTGTCCTCTCTAGGTACACCCACCACCTTATCTAAGTACCATTTCATATTACAGTCTTGAAATGTCTTAGCGGAAGAAACAGAAACCTTAAAAGGTTTATTCATCATTCAACTCCTTCGCAACTAAGGTGGCATATCCTGCAATATCTACCCAATTATCCTTATAGTCAGGGTCACCATTTACAATACGAGATATTTTTTGAAAAATTATGTTAAGAGCTTCTCTTTGAAAACCTCTCAATCTTTTATAAGTAACTCCGCTTTGTAAAGCGGTTTGTAGGTAAGCGGAAGTATAAGCATTATCGACAAATCTTCCGTACCTATCCCCTCTTTCTTCCAAAGTCTTTGCAACATCAACATTATTTGAAGTCATTTTTGTGTGCCTCATAAAAATTTAATGCGTCTCGCACTTTTTCTAACTTTTCCCGAACTTCATCACAGTTCTTTCCACCAAAAAACTCCATACCATCTTCTTCTAAAGAAAGAATCTCATCATCAGAACCCCCTATAAGAAAAGCCATTGGGTGTTTTTTAGTAATAAGGGTGTATCTCGTGTAAGGTTTAGCTACTTTTATGAGAGTCATAGCTTTATCTAAACAACTTTTACAAGACCATTTACCATTCAAATTTACACAAGACTGTCTTTTCTCATCTTTACACACTTCACAAAACCGATTCAACTCTGCAATCAACTCTGCCATTCCTTTTCCTTTCTAAAATAGTTATTTTGAGGCCTTATTCTACACTACTATTATGTTTTGTCTAGTCTTTCTCCACTTCCAAGTTATTAATTTCTTCATCTAAACCAAAATCTTTTAAAATTTCTAAAACAGTTGTCTTAGAAACACGCCACCTTGACGCACCTGTCGAATTTGTATCCCTTCTAAAAACTCCCTTATGTTCGCGAATAGGCTTTTTCAAAATACTCTCCATTTCTTGCACCGAAAGCCTTTTATTAATAATTCTATTCTTCAATAAATCTTCAAAAAATGCGTCAACAAAAACAACACACTCTTTATTTTCTTGTTTTGTTACATTGCAAGATTTATGATAAAAATATTCTTGAATAACCCTGTGTTCCCTATTGAAAGTGAAGGATTTTTTATCTGTATTAGCCGTTTTAATAGGAGACAAAGCCAAAATATCTGTACTTCTTTTCTTAAAATTAAACGCTTGCGGATTTTCTCTAACATATTTGCAATGTTCCCTAAAAGCCGAACTTAACCAACTACTTGTAACAGAAACCCCACCAATTTTTTCCAAATAATCTACATTGTTTTGAGTAAATTGAATTGGTTGAATCCTTCTAAGTAACGCCCCATTATCCGAACTACTAAAAGCAGGGAAAGTTAAGAAGTCGTCATTAACTGCCGTAAAAATTCTTGAATACCCTTTAACATACATAGCCGTTTTATATTTTTGGCGTATAGAAACCATGTTAGAAGTAACAATATTCTTAATTTCGTCTGGTCGATTAGGTATTTTTTCGTCAAAAAGAATGATTGGGTTAGTTCCTGCGGTGTCTTTAAACCCCCCTTTCTCGTCAATATAATCTTCAATAGGGGAAGTATTCCATATAGAAGCCACTAATTTACAAAGTAGGGTCTTTCCTGCATTACTTACACCATAACAATGGATAATAGGAAGGGCAACAGACAAGTCTGTTACATAATAGATGTACTCATAAAGCCAATCCGTTGGTATATTTAGTTGAGACAACCAATTATGAATGTCTTGGTGGAAGGTGGCTTTACAAGGAACTTTGTAATGGTTTGCCGTAAGCAAGGTATTACTAGATTTTTCATAGAATCTACCATATTTATCAGCGCCAAGTAAGTAACAAACCTTATCGGGTTGTTTTATATGTCTAGCCATGAAGTCTGAAATATCTTCTGTATAACGAAACCGCTCATCTTCTGCGTCCCAGAATTGAATTTCATTCTTTTTTAAAGCAAAAATGTCGGCATCTGTTATTTTTACCTTAGACCTAGCCACAATTGGGGTGTAAAGGTCTGCGTATAAATGCACAATGTCGTCCGATTCTGTATTGTTAAGGGCTAGATAGTAATTTCCTTTTTCTTCCCCCTTCACCATTTTAATAATTTCTGGATTTATTTTTGGCAAGGGGCAACCTACTTCTTTGGCATAGAAATAAATGGTAGCTATTGAATAGCTGTTTTGTGTGTGATTCCAACAGTAATCAAACTTTTTTATTAGTTCCTCTTGACTTGCACACTTATCCTTATCTAGTTTTGAAAAAGAAATAAAATATTCTAGGCACGCAGATTTTGAAATGTTGTGAGCCTTCAAAGACACGCAAGCAAAACAAACCGCAATCCATTTTTGGTGTGTGGGAGTAATAGAAAGATTCTTTTCTTTTAGGTACTGTAAAATTTTTTGTAATTTAAGTGCAACAATCTCTCCAGACTCTAAGAAAAAAGATTCACTATTATCAGATTCTTGGGAACTCTCCAAGTTGTCCAAGTCGTCTACAACTTCTACACTAGTTGAAACATATAAAGGGTTTCCTTCATTAAGAAAAAATGTTTCTAGTTTAGAACTGTTAGGAATATAAAAAAGGCGTGATGGGTCATTACAAGCAGGGTCGTAAGGTACTTTTCCATCAAAAAGGTGTTTGTAAGTTTGTTTAAACTGTGTTGTAGAAGTAATAGGGGTGGAGGTTGTGGTTATAATCCGATACTTAGGTTGCTCTTGTGTAGAACTTGGAGTCTCATAAAGAATAAACCCAATATTCCCTTCTGTAAGTTTTGTAAGAAACTCTGTCGGGTCGCCTTCGTCCACATCTAAAACAAGAAGTTGTGTAGAAACGAAATCCTCTGTTGTTCTTCGGTCACCTTTAAAAATGGAAGGGATAAAACGAGATAGTTTATTTTTGGGGGTGTTAGGTAACTGAATACTACATTGGTATCGTAAAAACTCGTACACTCCTTCAAGCCCTTCTACCTCTATTGTTTCCCCAATAGCCCCTAAATCCCTATTTGCAGGGGTAAAGTTAAATTTGATTGTTTTCGTCATTAGGAACCTCCCCTCTGAATATTAACTTTTTATAATCTTCTTCTAAAAGATAGGGGGTGTTGTCCGCTAATTTTCGAGTTGTTACATTAGCCTTTTTTAAGTAATAATACACCCGACTCAAACTCACATTTCCTAGTAGAATTTGAACATCTTGGAGGCTCAAAATATTCGGGTTTTCTTTTTTCGCCTGTTCCATTAAACTCATAAAATAAACTCCTTTTTCTGAATAAGTCGAGCATAGTTTAAGTATAAGTTATAATAAGTCAAGAATAATTTCAAGCAAAAATGCCGTTTTTCGTGTCAAAGGGGGTTGACACCATACACGAAAAAACTTGACACCATAGGTTTTAAAATGAATTTTGGGTGTTTTTTAAGGTTTTTAGGTGTCAAGGTGTCAAAATTATTTTTTCGTTTGACACCGTTTTTGACACCTCAGAAATTTTTATAAGTGGTTGAAAATAATAGAATTAACTACTAAGAGTGTCAAGGTGTGTTCTTTTTTCTTACCCTTATAGTATAATAATAATAATAATATATATATAGGGGTTTACCCCCCTTGACACAGACACCTTGACACCTATTCTAGTTGTAAACTATTTTACTCTAAAATATCTTTTTTAATTTTCTTATCTAAATCCTTCTTTTCTTGGGGCTTCAAATCGCTCGTCCAAATAATACTTTTTTCAGTGATTAGGTTTAGATGTTTGCAATGTTTACAATACACATTGGGAAGGCATACAGGCTCATTAGAAACACAATCCAGTACCATCATCTGTTCTGGTCGCTTATTTATAGGATTGTTTTTCAGTATTGGCTTTTTGCATTTCTCACATTGAATGATGTACTTTTCCTTTGACATGATAGTTTACTCCTGTAAAACTGGTAAGACAAAACGCCCCCATACCCCCTTGATATAAAGGCAGGGTCATTATACCCTCATAGGGGGTGTTGTCCAAAAATTCAATTTCAATATATGGGTTATGCTTTGTAAAATATAAAATATAATATTTGTAAGATGACCATTGTACCCCATCTCTTATCAACTATTACCCTGAATTACCCTGCCACCCCTATAAAATCCCTAGACTTTTGCCTTGACAATCTCCAAGATAAGTTACTTGTACATTAAACAAACACAATTAACAATGGTGGATTGCAGGCGTATACAAGAGCAAGGCAAGGGAAATGTTAGGGGAATTAGGTTAGTGTGTGGGTTTGGTCTTTTGGTACTAGGAATTGCCCCAAGAAAGTTTGGGGGTCGTTGGGGAAATGAAATTTGCAAATAGTAAATGAAACTAATTGGTTGTAAATTGATGACCGATTCAAACCCTATTGTGTTTGCGCCCAAAAGCTAGTTAAAACAAACTATGTAATTATGCACTAGCAATGCATATTTACATTTAATTATGCACTAGCAATGCATATTTACATTTAAATATGCACTAGTAATGCAGATTTGATAAAGCAAATGGTACTAGACAACTACCTATTTTTTCCCCAAAATAGTAATTTTGGGCTAAAAAATAGGTTCAATTATAATATAAATACTATACATAAATATAAAAATACAAGATTTATTTGCCCTTATAATTTTTACCTATGTAAATTATATAAAAG